GGATGAGTCCGAGGTGGAGAAATAGGGAAGTTTATTGGAGTCACTGATCGCAGTCGTTGAGTCATTCGGATTCATCGTGAAATCACCATTGGCGATACCAGCGATGATCTCGCGCAGAGGGATCACATCAAATATAAACGAGGCAGAGCCATCCGTAGATGATCCTACGACCGCCGCACCGGCATCGTTATTCACGTTGCCGTTGAATGCGCTAAGTCCTGCGTAGTCTGTACCGTACTTACCCACGATCATCCACCTGGCGTAATTCCTTTCAGCCCTGAAAGCATTAGGCGACGATAGTCAGCCTGGATTTCGTACTCTGCCTGGTAGGTTCCACCGCCCTCTGCAAATCGCATCGTGACGGTCGGAATGTATAGGTAGACGTTAGCCAATCCTAGCATCGGTGCATTGACCTTTACATAGGCTCCAGCGAACCATCCTTTAACTAGCCGATAGATAGTTCCCACTGCACCGGCCCCAGAAATTGTGCCAGTCGTAACCGTTGTGAATGTAAACGAGGTTGCAGTTACTGGAGCAATCACAGTCCACGTACCGTTCAGCGCTGCGTAGCCAGTAGGTCCACTGCTGAGCGCGATAGTGACGGTATCTCCTACGGCAACTCGATGATCGGTTGCAGTATTAATAGTTGCAGTCGTTCCAGCACGAGAAACTGAGCTTACCGCTGCATCTAGTGCATAACCTTGGGTGTAGCCGTAGCTCCAGTCTGGAGAGCTTGTCTGAGAAAGATTGCCACCGCCGATGACGAATGTCACGGTACGAATCGGCTTTGCACGAGAGACGAAAGTGCCGCGCGTTAGGTCAGAAATCTTCTTGCCGCGAGAATATATTGCCGATCCAGTAATGTCTTGCAAGACCTTAGGGCCAGTAAAGACTTCATCAGGTCGTGGGCCATTACGAGTCGTAAGACCTGCACCATCTCGGCTTGCACCCTGACCTTGTGGCGTATTGCTCGTCCAGTACGCTCCATCATACGTTCGGAAATATGGCTGATTAGTTGGATTTTGAATGGTGTAACTTGCTCTATTGCTATCACCCTTTGCAAGTGCAAGTGGAACCTGCGTGAAGATGCCTTTTACGATTGATCCGTGGTCCAATCCAACTGCAATCTCTCGTGCCAACAGGCGCGTTGTAGTAGTCGTACTACCAGTACGAGCGTCAGCCGGATCAGTGACGATTTCTGCTGGAGCAGATGCAAAAGAGATTGCTGTTTGCTTAGGTCCGTAATTGAGTCTGCCGTCATTATCAATAAAGTAACGATATTGAATTTCGAATAGACCGCCTGAAAGTTCAGCCACCTGATCTAGTGCACTTCGAAGCGTAGTAACCGTGATCTGCTGCGCACCGATTACTTGTGCTGTGCCTGTATAAATTCCTCTGTTAGTGCCGCTAATAATGGAAGTGTTTAGTAGCTGTTGTGATGAAGTATCGCTTCTAGCATTACCGATCAATTCAAGAATTTTATCAATAACGCTAACGTCAGTTGTTGAAGCTCCAGCACTAGCATCTCCGAATAAATAAGTATCCATTATTGTTGACGGATCAGAGTTAGTGCGACGGACAATCGTTCGATCTAGCCACGCGTCGGCATCCTCGACAGTGACGGTTGCCCTCGTGCCAAGACCATTCTCAAGAATCGTCGCGCTAATGTCTGAGATGAATCCAAGGAAGATTGGCGTCGTGCTGCTGTATCGGCTATCGAAGAATTGAACGCGTGCATTGTCGTAGGCGTCTGAATACCACGGAGTCGTGCCGCTCGTCGTCTTTCTCTGGATAATGTCGAAGGTCATCGATCCACCCTCACCATCTGCAGAGGTGGTCATTGAGAGACTGCCCAGATCGACATAGGGCGTCGTTAGGGCCGTTGGAGATGGGAGCGCGAGGATGTCGTTACCGCTGTTGACGCCTGCGATCTTGAGGCTGAATGGGAGCGCCATTTACTTCGTCCGCTTAGAAGACGTCTGACGCTTAATTGAGTCAGAGACGACCGTATCAACTTTCTTTGTGCCGATGTTGACGTTGCTGACGAAGGTGGTATTGCCAGGCGCGCCATATGACGTGCCGAGCGACCCACCTTGAATAGTGCCGCCAATGACGCCAGAGGAGAACTGATTGGCAGGCATCATCCCAAGCTGCTTCAATCCCCAGATAATCGCATCAATCACAATCTTAATTGCTTGTAGCAATGAGAGAAGCGGCTGCAGTACGATCTGAATGCCAGTGACGAGCGTTCCTGAATCAGCACCAAAGTAAGAAAAGAGTTCGTTGAGCGAATCAATAAGTGGCGCAACGCCGTTATTGATTAGGTTTTCAATAATTGGGAATACAGCATCAAGGATAGATTGAAATGCAGGAAAGCCGGTGGTCGTGAGCCAGTCCAATGCAGCGTTGACTCTCGGCAATAACTTATAGCCGAATGCCTCCATCTTCTCATTGAACGTGACCTGTGCGGCCGCAAACTTTCCGCTCGTTGAGTTTGCGAGTTGATCAGCAATACCACCGTACTGCTTTGTCGCCTGAGTCAAGATGTCCTGGAGCGTCGCGCCCTTCTTGACCTTAATGCCAAGCGCTACGAGACCGCGTGTCTGACCCTGCGCGCCCTTACCGATCGCCATCATTACGTCAGCCATACTCTGGCCAGTGACGGCAGCGACGTCTGCAGCTACGGCGTTAGCCTTCAAGAGCGTTGACTGCTTCTTAATGAATCGTGATCCGACCTCAAGACCAGAACGCACCTGATCATCGGCAATGCCGAGCGCACCCAGTGAGGTGATCTGGTCTTGAATCTTCTTATTCAGATCCGTTGTGAAGAGGCCACGCTTCTTGAGTGCAGCGTTGAGAAGGATGGTCTGACGCTCGTCAGCAGCTGCAGCCTTAACGGCATCGAATGCGACGGCTACTAGAGCGCCGGCTGCTACGGCAGAGGCTGCAGCGATTCCCTTAAACGCTGAGATACCAGTTGATTTAAGGTTTCCGAGAGATTTGCCGATTTGCCCAAGAGGACCAGTTGCCTGATCCTTAGCCTTGACGACAAAATTAGCGGTCTGATTTCCAGCCATCAGCGTTGATTGCCTCTCTTGAACTTAAGGATGGTATTGCGGAATGGCTCGTCGTTGAAATACGCGGCCACCGTCTTACTATATGACTCTACCGCTCGATCTATATTTGAGGCTTGCTTTACCACTTGATCAACGAATGGGCGACCCTTAACGCCCTTCACGGTGAAGGTTCCATTCGGCGTTGTGCGACGTGTACCTGACCCACCCACAACAAGCCAGCCGTAGAAAACGCCATTCCGTCCACCTTTGATACCTACGACAGCGGCAGGGTTATTGAATCGCGCCTTGCGCGCGATGATCTTCTTTCGGAGTTTACCGGTCTCACCCTTTGGTGCTTTGTCCCTCATCGGCTTCTGCAGTGTCCGAGCTGCGTTCAATGCGGCGAATGACATCAGGCGTTTGAATGCTGTTGGATTAGAACCCTTGAGGAAGCCAAGACGTAACTGATCGAAGTTCTTATCAGCAACGACTTCGAACTGTACGCCGGCAGCCATTTACTTCCCTTTCGGTTGCATCTCCGCGTGAATGGTCCAGGCGAGCAGGACCTGATCTAGCGGCAGGCTCGCTACCTCATCTGGCCACATCCCAAATTTCTCGCCCAGGAGGTGAAAGATGATCTCTGGCGGTGGCGCGAAGGATTGCCCTATCGCAAGCCGCCTGGCGGCGAGCCTTACCTGGGGTTTGGCTGATTCGCCTTGCCCCACGCCTCGAGTGTCTGCGTCAACGCATCCACCGGCGCATCCAGAATGTCTTCTACTGGCTTGCCGTCAAGCCCCTTGAAATTGTGCGAGACGATGAGCTTAGAGAATGCGGCGAGTGATCGACTCGATTCGCCGGACTCCAGGTCCAGAAGGATGCGCGCCGTAACCTGCTTACGCAGCTCCGCCGTCCATCCTGCGAACTCACCCTCTAGGGCGATCTTTATCGTGTCCATATTGTCCCTCCTACTAGCGCCTTAGGCGCTCTTCTTTATGGTGCTGTGGCCAGCGGCGAGTCGATGATGACTTCAAGCGACTTGCCTGAGGTCGTGTCGTACGCCAGTCGGCAGGTAACCTCGTTGACTACCACGCCGTCCGTATCGGCTGAGAGCGGAACGATATTCTCAATCGTCCACGATCCCAAGATCCACAGACCATAGTTATCGCTCGTCGTTCCAACGAGGCGCAAGAACTTCTGCGTTCCAATCGCCGTGATTGGGAAGGTCGTGGTGACGCCTGCAGTATTGCTTGCATAGGTGAACGTCAGCGTCGCATCGAGGTTGCCAGTGAGCGCTGCGGTTGCAGCCGTCAAGCTGGCATCCAGAGCCGTGACCATCCCTACGCCAGTCGTGATCGACAGGTTGAAGTTATAGATCGAAGAGAAGTCTGTCGCGGTTGGAGATACAGCGGCCTTTGATGGGAAGGTTGACGTCGTCGTCAACTTCATTAAGCGCCCTGGGAGGAACTGATTGGTTGGGATAGCAGTTGGGAACGAGAGCGCTGAGGTCGCTGCGACCGTTGCAGCGAAGGTTGCACCAGCCTGCACCAAGCCGTTGGCGTCAGCCGACAGCGTGATCTCGGTTGGTACTGCATCGCGAATCAAATACTTCTGCACGCCATCGGTGACAAGGAATGACTCGAAGAGCAGGGTGTCAACGTCGCCCTGTGTTGGCGACCAGGACCACGTGTATGGGCCTGCGCCAGAGGTCGTAGCGCCAATCGCGTCGAAGATGATTGGGAGCGTACGCAGCGAGGCAGGAGCCTCAGCAATGGTCAGGATTGGCTGCTTTGCAACAATGGTTGGCTGGCTCGCTTGAATGGCGGTGCGCTTGCCTACGGAAATGGTCTCGCCAAGATCAACGGTAATGCCGAGATCCAGTGAGCCAATCGTGTCATTAAAGAGGATCTCGCCAAGAGCGGTGCCGATTGAGGCTGCTGTACCAAAGTTAGCCTGCGACGCAACAGCGATTCGCGTCAGAGCCTTTGCGCCGTAGGTTGCCATCTAAGTACTCCTTACGCTACGCGGTAAATGCCACAGTGTCATAGACCGTGACTTCCGCTGTTGCCTCAACCGTCAGATATTCCTGATCGGCATAAGTGTCTGTGCCGAGTGTAGTACCGGTGACTGCGACTTGAACTGCATTTCCACTAATGGTCACAGCTCCATCAAAGACTGTACGCAGCCACGCACGCCACGTATAGAGGTCACGGTACTTCTCATCCATTCGTGGGATTGGGAGTAGGTATAGGCGAATGGCGACGGTCAACACCGTTGAGCGATTCCCATTGCCAATCGTGATCGTGTCGTCGCCTGGGAAGAGCACGATGGCTGGGGTCGTTGGTACGCCTTCTGGCGGAGTGGCATAGACCTTGCGCAGCGTGTAGCCGGATGGAGGATTGACTGAGGCAAGTTGATCAGCAATGGCATCAAGGATTGTTAAGTCAGTCACTCTGGGGCCTCCTCAGGCATCCGCTCATTCTTGCCGATAATCTTGCCAGTCTCTGCGTCTCGGACGATCTCGGTGAGCATACCAGTCTGTTCGTCTAGGTAGGCTGGTTCAATGATGACTTGCATCAGGAAACCTCCGCATAATATCCGTTGTTGGTGCTTGATGTTGATCCTGTCGAACTAGTGGCAAGGTCTGTTTGACCTGTTTGCTGATAATGCTGATGACCTGTTGCCACGAATGACGCTGTGGTTCTATTCGTAGCAATTAGAACGGATGCTGGTGTTCCTGCAACGATAATGAATGAAATCCAATACTCAGCGCCTGCGGTCAGCGTGTACGTTGCAGGGTACCCACCAGTTGTATCTAACGCGCGAGTGAACTTTGTGTTGCTGGTGCTGAAGATTGTTGTATCAGATGCAGTACGAGCGACGAGTGTGAAAGTCGTTCCGCTGCGCGTATAAATGCCAAAGCGAGTCAGTGTTGTTGTACCTCCTAGCGTTGCACAAACAAAAGCAATGTTACTGATTGTGACAGTTTTATGTGGCACAAGTTTATTGTGGAGAATGACGCCTGATGTTGGAGCACTTGTTCCGCTAAGAATGAATCTTGGGTGCGTTGCCATAACCCCTGCCGCACCAAAGGTGAACGCTTCCCACCCTGCCGTTGCAATGTCATAGGTGGTTTTCACGGCAGTCGGTGTAGCGGCAAGCACGCTGCTCGTAGTGCTGACCGAATCGCTCAACTGCACCACGCCAGAGGCGGAGGTTGAGCCAGTATTGACGGCAACCGTGATCGCAGTCGTTCCGCTTGTCGTGATTGGCGAGGTGCCGCTGACCGTTGCAACCTTGCTATCTGCTGCATCCTTTGCAGCTTTTACGGCGGTCGCAGTGGCAGCCAGGGTACTGCTCGTCGTTGATGTGGAATCGGTGAGCTGCACAGCGCCTGATGCTGAAGTCGATGCGGCCGTGATGCTGATGGCTGGAGTCGTGCCGCCAGATGATGCGATTGGCGCAGTGCCAGTGACGCTTGTGACGGTGCCTGTTGCTGGCGTCGTCCATTGCGTGTTGTAATTGGTGCCGTCAATCTTTGCGAGCACCTGTCCTGTGGTGCCGCCAGTTGGAACGCCAGCGCCTGTTGCACCAGTGGCGCCAGTAGCACCTGTCGCTCCAGTAGAGCCAGTGTCGCCCTTGGCTCCCTGAGGGATCGTGAAGTCAAAGATTGCCGCGCTCGATGTACCGCTATTGCTGACACTTGCAGATGTGCCAGCCGCTCCAGTGGTCGTAGTACCAGCAGCGATAGTTGCCGCTGCACCATTAGTACCATTAGTGCCGTTGGTACCATTCGTACCGTTGCTGCCTCGAGGGATTGTAAAGTCGAACACAGCCGCACTTGATGTTCCACTATTGGTGACGGTTGCGGAGGTGCCAGCAGCGCCTGTAGTGGTGGTACCAGCGGCCACTG